GGGATCTGTGGATCGTGTGAAAACGTATATGAACATGATTAAGAATGGGGAATTGGAATGACCTTTCAAGTAATGTTTACGGTGGAGGGCACACCCATCGGTAAGGGTAGACCCAAGTTCGCCAGGCGTGGCAACTTTGTCAGCACATACACACCAACAAAAACCCGTGACTACGAAACCTTGATAGCAGAAGCAGCTCGTAAAGCAATGGGATCTTCTGAACCGCTAAAAACGCCTGTAGCGGCCTACATCTACATCACAGTACCAATCCCTTCCTCATACTCTAAAAAGCGCTCTACGGCCTGTTTAGACGGCTTAGAGAGGCCATGCAAGAAGCCTGATTGCGACAATATAGTTAAGGCTTACTTTGACGCTATGAACAAAATTGTTTATGAAGACGATTCTCAGATTGTCAGCATCCATGCAACCAAAAGGTATGGGACTGTGGGCATGGTTGAGGTGTTGGTAAAAGAAGACATCTAAGGGTTTGTCCTAGTATCAAGTGCATATCAAGTTGAAATACACTTGGTTTTCCAATCAACAAATGGAGTTTGAAATGCAATTGAACGGAAAAAAAGTATTTGATATTGAGATTGATGGCTTGCATCGTTGGGATGCCCCTGACTACTGCGATGCTTATGTGGCATCTGCTTGCTGGGAAGACGGCACACCGTTGACCGAGGCTGAGTTGGAAGCTTTGACTTGTGACCACGATCAAATCCACGCACACATCTTTGAGATGCTGCCACTATGAAAAACTACCTAACCCTTTTCGTGTTTGGCCTGGTGGTCAACTTTGTGGGCATCTTTGTTTTGTTTGCCCCGCCAGCCGATACCGTTTTTCGCCAGCACCCTGAATGCTCAATAGCAGGATTTAGCCCTGACTTGACACAAAAACAACGTGCTTTTTGCCGTGAATGGAACAAGAAATGACTGAACGCAAGTGGCCTGATAACTGGCCTTTTCCACCATACCCATTACGAGGTGAAGCATGAGAAAAGAACTTGGAAAAATACAGCGCTTTGACATTGGTCTTGGCGGATATGACGGCGCTATGTTTGGTCTGTCCGTTACCCTTGGCGCATCCGTCTGGGGCGTTGATGACTTTATTGGAACATGGTCACACAAGCCCGATGAACACTGCCAATGGACAGAGGCCGATCAAATTAAATTGTGGGGCGACATGTGCCGCCTTGTTGCCGATCTCATGGTCAAGGCCAAAGTGCAAACAGCAGTCGACATGGTTGGCATCCCCGTAGAGGTCACGTTTAGCGGTAACAAGCTGGAGTCTTGGCGCATTCTTGAGGAGGTCTTATGAGCGGCTGGCGTAAACGAACCATTATGGAAATGGCGCAAGAAGCTGGATTATCAGATGAGCGTGGGTGGATCGACGCACACGAAGCAGGTAGCGAGCTTGAAGCCTTTGCCAAGCTGGTGCGTGAAGAAGCCTTGGCACAGCCAGCACCTGTGCAGGAGTTTGTTTGCAGCACTGGCCTTTGCCACTACAAATCCGCAGCACCCGCAGCACCCGTGCAGTATGAGCTTTCGCCAACAGATATTTACGACTTTGCTGGTTGGTTGACGACTCGCAGGGGCGTAATGAAAGTTGGTAGTTCTTGTGAAGCTGGGCCGATGGCAGAGGCTGTCGGCGAATATCTCAAAACATTTCCAGATCGCTTTACCCCACCACAGCGCACATGGGTGGGTCTGACTCGCAAAGAAGTTTACGACCTATACGATTCAGACTATGCGGTTTTTCACCAGCGCATAGAAGCCAAACTCAAGGAGAAGAACACATGACTGAAGATCAATATTGGGTACTGCTTGTAATTTTAGGCGTTTGGGTATGGTGCAATATATGAACACCGAAGACGACGAGTTCAACCGCATTGAGCGTGAGTCAATAGCCAGAAAGCTGGCTGTCAAATACGCAATAAGCAAAGCACAGGTGATTCATATTCCTGAAATCACAGAAGAAGAATGGAAAGCATTGAATGAGTACGAAGAGAATTTACGGCAGAACAAAGATTAACGCATTGACCTATGCGATCTTGCTTAGAGAACTACTGGATGGCGACAAGAACTGCCACCAATTAGCAGAAGCCACAGGACTGAACGTCCAGACAGTATATGACCACACAAAGGCTATGTACAAGGTAGGCGTAATCCATGTTCATGAATGGGAAACAGACACAAAAGGCCGTTGTGCCGTCCGTATATACATCCTTGGACCAGGTAAGGATGCTAAGAAGTTCACCAAGACTAGACAGCAAGTCAGTGCTGATTACCGCACACGAAAAAAACAAATCTTACTTAACCAGATGATGGCAGCATGAGACCAAGCAGACACAACGAAATCCGACAAGTATTGCTGTCCAATGAGGATGGCATGACTATTAAGCAGTTATGCAAGGTGTTTGGGTGTGCCCAATCATCGATGCTGACTAGCTTAAAACACATGTGGGGTGTGTACATAGATCGCTGGCAATATGCCAATGGGAGCTATGCCGCTGTCTACATGTCAATAAACACACCAGAAAACGCACCACATCCGAAGAGGTAATTATGGAACTGGATGATCCATTTGAATATCAGAAACCTAAGTGGCTTGTTCTTGAAGAGCGAGAAAAAAGAAGGGCAGCAAGGGCTAGACGGCTTGGCAGACCCATTGGCACATGGGGCGGCAACAGAAAGGGTGCTGGAGAGCGTTTTAAGAAGCCATACGACAGCAAGGTATACATCAAGCACACCCGCATACAGCACAGCCTATTGCTTGACCTGGGCAATGGTGACCTGAATGCTGGTGTACAGAAATTAATAGACACAAAACTGGATGAACTATGACTAAAACAGAAATGCTAGATCACTATGCGTTGTACGCAATGCAAGCGCAAATTGAAAAAATGGGCATTACAAACCCGTTTGCTATGGCTCAGACTTCATATCGGTTAGCGGTAGAAATGTTGGAGCACCGTGACCGCATCTTGCGAGAGTGGCAAAAAGAACAAGAGATGCAACACAAATATCAAAACTCTGACATTCAAGAACTTGATTTGCCAATCAGGTATCACCGATGCTTGGTTTCTGAGCAGATTCTTATGAAGCAAGACCTTTGTAATTGGACTGAGCGAGAGATGCGAAGGATTCCCAACTTGGGGGTTAAGGGATTGCAGTTTGTCAAAGAGGCAATGGCTGTGCATGGACTGAAATTTAGAGGTCAAGAATGATTGAGCAAAAGAAAGATGCACCAGGCAACCCACCATATTGGGTATGTACCAACTGCAAATGGGCTTTTGCGGCCTTGCAAGAGGCCAATCGCCATCAATGTGGGGGCCATATCTCAGTTAGTGCTTTTACCAGCTACACAAGGAAAGAAAATGTCTGAAATAGATCCAAACAAGGCTATCAACTACATCACCGCCAACTCCCAAGCCTTTGCCAAAGCCAAGGCAGACAGGACCTTTGTGGAGAACAACTTGAGGGTGGTGAAGTCTGAATTGATGAACGATGAGGAAGGTACGCTAGGCCACAAAGAAGCCTATGCCTATGCTCACCCCAGCTACAAGCAACAATTGGTAGCCCTGAGGGATGCAACAGAGATAGAAGAGAACCTACTGTGGATGATGAAGGCAGCATTGGCTCGTATAGAGGTGTATAAAGTACAGGAATACTCTAAACGTGCGGAATTAAGGAATTTGGGATGAACCCGTTTGAAATAATTGAGCCAACTTGCATCAGTTTTTCTGGTGGCAGGACAAGTGCTTACATGCTTTACAGGGTTCTTCAGGCTCACCAGATGAGCCTCCCTGAGGATTGTGTGGTCTGTTTCGCTAATACAGGTAAAGAAGACGAAGCCACCCTCAAATTTGTGAATGATTGTTCTGTGAATTGGAATGTGCCTATTGTGTGGCTTGAGTACACAGAAGCCGAAGAATCAAAAGACCGTTTCAAGGTCGTGACTTATGAGACAGCCAGCCGCAATGGTGAGCCATTTGAAGCAGTGATTCGTAAAAAAAGCTACCTGCCTAATCCTGTTACACGGTTTTGCACCATTGAGATGAAGATCAGGACGATTGCAAACTATTTGCTGTCGATTGGAATGTGTGAAAAGCGAAGCCACGGGGAATATATGTCCTGGGTAGGCATTAGGGCAGATGAGCCTAGACGAGCCGCCAAGATACCTAGAGACAGGACTCCCTTGGTTGCTGCTGGCGTAACTAAGGAGATGGTTGGAGAGTTTTGGCGTAACCAATCTTTTGATCTTGAATTGCCCAACATCAATGGGGTGACTTACCATGGGAACTGTGACCTTTGCTTTTTAAAAGGTGCATCACAAACCATGAGTTTGATCACTGAAAAGCCTGAAAGAGCAGTTTGGTGGGCAAAGATGGAGGCATTGGCATTGGCATTGGCAAGCAAGCCAGACGGGGCTCGTTTCCGCAAAGACCGCCCAAGTTATGCCTCAATGATGCAATTCACTAAGGACCAGACTGACATGTTTGATCCGAATGAAGAAACTATTGCTTGTTTCTGTGGGGATTGAATGAACAACAAATTAACCGCCCGTGAGAGTAAGCACCTGGCAATAATCAAGGAGCTACCTTGTTCCGTTTGCGATGAGCCTGGACCATCTGATGCCCACCATGTCAAGCAACATAGGCAATACACCTGTGTGGCATTGTGTAAATCCTGCCACCAAGGACCATTACTTGGTTGGCATGGGCAGAAACGTATGTGGGCCATCAAGCACATGGATGAAATTGATGCCTTGAATATCACTATTCAGCGCCTTCTGGATAGCCTACAATCACGTTAAAGGAGCCAATCATGGGTGAATTCATTCTCACACTGCTACATGCAGCGACCAACACACACATTTTGCATTGGCAGACCAAAAGCTTTGCCAACCACATGGCATTGGGTGAGTTCTACGAAGCATTGCCAGACCTGATCGATGCCCTGGTAGAGGCCACACAAGGCGCTACAGGCCAGATTATCCAGTTCCCAGCAGACTACTACCCACCCGCAGAGAATGGCTTGCAAGAGCTAACAGAACTGCGTGAGTATTTCGTAGACAACCGCAACGTCATGCCGCCCGACAGCGAGATCCAGAACCTGCTGGACAGCATTGGCGACCAGATCGATTCCACCCTTTACAAGCTACGCTTCCTCAGTTGATTCATGGTGTTCTCCGTGGCCCTGCAGGGTCTTGAGCCTCCCTCGGGAGGTTTTTTTTCGGGTCAAAAGTTTAAAAAGGGTGGCTCAACAAAAACATGGGTGGGGTCTTTTTTTAGGAGGCATCAAATTTCTTGACCCGGGGGGGTCCTTTTCTGGAGCAAAAAAACACCATTTTTACCCCCCCAGACGAGTACTACATAGGGTTTACCCTAGTTCACATGTGTTTTACCCCAGTGGTTTTTTCGCAACATTGTGTTTCCATCCAGTGGTTTTTTTGCAACAACGCATAAAACGGTTCACAGCGAACGAACGTCAAAACTTAAGCCAATCCCCAAGGAATCAGCAAAACCCTCTTAAAAGCCCGATAAATGGCCTTGATGCGCTAATACATGGGAATTCCCGCATGTACCCAGCGCACCAAATCCCCTAAAGGGTAAAAAAAACCCGCTCTAAGGCGGGATTTGGTTTATGCGGTCTTGATTCGAATCACTTTCATCATTTTGCGACCATGTGCCGGGTAGGCGATCAGTTGAATCGATTTGTCCCAACAGGCTCTGCAGCCATTACAGTTCCCTCCATGTGCATAAGCTTCACAGAGTTTGACATTGTCTCGAGCCTGAAATGTTTCCGCATCAGGTCCAATCACTGAGCCATGCAATCCCTCTATGTACTCTCCAACAATGGAATCAGAAGAAAAACGGACCATCACATTAGGGAGCTCTTGCATCTCACGTAATACCAAAGCAAATTTTGGGAATTTGTGCATGCGGGTTGGGAGCCAATGATTGCACCAAGGAGTTAAACGCATAACCTCGAGAATCTTCTCCGCCAATCCTAGAGAGTACATGTCTCCACTGTCAAACCATCTGAAATAGCGGTCCGAATCCAATTCCGAGACCATGTCCGAAACCCAATCCATGCGCTGCCAATCCTCTCGGTTAGAAATTCTTGGAGCTTTGACGTTTGGGTAGTTATAGTTTCCTGTTGTTGCATAACAACCCTTGCATGCATCAACTAAAACACCAGGTGAAGAGATGGAGCCGGGACATGTGTCCAAAGCTTGAAGAGACCAAGACCGAGCGTTAAGCTTGGAAGTATTAGAGATTTTAATCATTTCGTGAATATATTAATCCTTGGAAAATCCCAAGCCATAGAGCCCAATTAATAGGCTCTACAGTTTATGATTTACATGTATATCAGGAAATATGCGACCATCGGTGAAGAGATAATCACAGCAAATATAGTGGCATGTATTAAATCAGTGATAAAGTTATTCATGATAATCGCTCCATTCTTCTTTTTTGCTTTCCTCTAATGCCTTGATACCTTCCATCTCTAATTCGGAAATGGTTTCCTCTGACAGACAGCCACAAATATCAGTTCCTCTGTAGTCTACTGAGTGAATCCAAGAATCATAAATTCCATCTCTGTCGCTGTCATAGTGAAGGACCACGTTAACAGACTGAGCGTCATAACCGATAACTGATTTGAATGGAAATAGCATTTTTTCTCCTTACATGCTTTTTGCTGTTGCATCAGCGAATTCGTACATCTCTTCTTTGGAGCATGGCTCACCATAAAGAGATACTACATAAGAGAATGGAATAGTGAAGAATGAAGGGTCTGTCGGGTCTGTTGTCCCTTCTTCAAATCCCTCAACTGATCCGCCTTCGTATATCCAATAAGAGATAACTTCAGGTGCAATAGTGCATTCGAGCATGTCGCTGATTGCATCCTGAGCCCTATCAAAATACATGTACCCGTATTCGTTAACTTCGAGCGGAAATGTCTTGGATTGACCTTTAGCTGTGATGGTTACTTCTAGCATGTTAGTTCCTTTACGTTGCATTGATTGAACTGTCTCACCTGTTGTTGAACAAGTGATAACAGAATAACGGCAAAAGCATGCGCTGGGCATCAGGGAAAACCCTTAGTTTTGGCACTAAAAACCCTTAAGGGTTAACCCTAATTCATTTGATGGTCAATTCAAGTGAACAATAGGTAAAGCCTATCAGTATTAAGTTTTGATAGTTTTCCGCTAAGACCCAGCGCATCTCTGAAGCATGAACGAAAAGAGAAAAAAGAGACAAAACCTCGAGCCTGTTTTTCCCGTCCTACAGAGGAGAAAAAGAGAAGAGAGCAAAGAAGTCTAGAGATTCTCCGGAGCCATGCTAGAGACAGACTAACTACAGAGAAAACGCTAAAACCATCGGGCCCCCACAGGGAGAAACGAATAGCGCCCCTGTAGCGCCCTAAAGAGCAATCAAGCTACTACCCCACCAGTCTGGCCTGAAACCCCCCTAGAAAGCCTCAAAACCCCCCTAGAATGGGCAGGGGGTAGGGCTGGAATGTAGGGTGAGGTTAGGGGGCCCGCTCCCCCATTCCCGAAATTTCTAGCAAAACTTTTTCCCCCACTACTAATCCTGCAAAAAGAGACACACATAGGTATTACAAAAGATGCCTAAAACTGCTTGAAGTGCCAAAAAACACGGGTTTATACAAAGATTCCCTGTACAGAAATGTAGTACTTGCACTCCTGTATAAAATTTTTTGTCCCAAAAGTTTTTTGGTTGCTACAATCTGGTCATTGCATGGAGGTTGCTATGGAATGGAGATTGGCGCATCCGCTGGATGATGTGGATGACATTGTGGAGATGGCTGACAGTATCTTTGGGCAAGAGGCTGATGGCATTCTGACCAGGGATAGACAACTGTTTCGCAAGCATGTTACTGTTGCGGCTACTGTTCAGTTGTTTGACAAGGGTAGGGAGTTCCTTGCTGTTTGCAGGGATGTGGACAGATTGGTTGGTTACTGCTGGTTTGACCGTGGTGGGTATACAACGTATGCTGCTGAAGAGATCAGTAACGCCAAGTTCCACCACCTTGATTTAGCACTACCTGCCAAGACACGGGTGAGGCTGCTTAATGAGATGATTGATCAGCATATATTGTGGGCCAAGAGTTGGGGTATTCCTGTTATATGCTCAACCAGTATCAGAGCGGAGCATGATGGGTTTATGCGGATTCACAAGAAACGTGGATTTACTGTTAATGGCTCATATGCTTGGATTAGAACTGAAGATGGATTAAAGGGTATAACATGCAAATAGATAAACCTGACAGCCCAATATATGGGGATATTCGTCCTGAAGGCAGTACTGTTAATAGTGAAGAAAAAAAACGTATCGCCAGAGAATACTACCAACGCAAGAAAGCCCAACAAAAGGCAATGAAGCTTGCTACTGGTCAGCAAGAACCCAAAGAACCTAAGGCTGCGGCAGTCACTGGTCGCCCTAAATCCATTGTTAACCGAGTCACCGAATATGGCGCTTTGTTTAACAAGCTCAATGATGAACGTGCGTCCAAGGGTCTACCCCCATTGAAGACCGCTATGGAAGTTTTGATTGATGCCATGCAGTCTGATGAGCTAGACATCAAGGACAAGGCCAAGATTGCTGATAAGCTGGCTCCCTTTGAATCCTCCCGTGCGCCTATAATTTCGATTGAGCATGTCAACAATGTTCAAAAGGATGAAGAGGTGTCGGCTGATGATGCCCTGGATGACTTTTTACAATCCCTCAGAAAGGTGTGATAATGCCCTTGAAGAAATCTAAGTCGGAGAAAGCATTCAAATCGAATGTCAAAGCCGAGATCAAAGCTGGTAAGCCGCAAAAGCAAGCAGTTGCGATTGCATACTCTGTTAAACGTGCAGCACCGAAAGGTAAGAAATGACCACCAACTTCTTGTTTGCCCAATCGCCTAACCGCAAGGGTAATATGTCTAAGCACACCGCATCCAATTCTGGCGGTGTTACCAATGTCACTGCTACCAAGCATGGCGTGTCTGGTCCTAAAGGCCAACAAGGCGCTCCTAAGGCTGGTGGCAATGTGTATCCTGTGGGCAACAAAGTTTCTGTCAGCACCCCTAAGTGCTATGACAAGACTCCTGTAAACGATGGTTACATGAGTAAGTCTGTTAAGAACTACGGAGGCTAATATGTCTGCATACGGCAAAATAATTTCTGGTGGCAAGGCCATGACCAATGGCTTGACCAAAGGTATCAATGACAAATTGAAGACGTTTACCAGCAGCAATGAGCGAGCAAAGATGCTGGCTACTTCTGTTCGCAACACGTTCAACCAGAATCCCTTGTCAGACCCCCATCTGAACAACATCAACGTGGCGGCTTCCAAGAAGTTCACAACTCCTAAACTTCCTACAAAGGTTTAATATGAAAATCGCTGATTTCAAACGTGATGAAGCAAACAACATTTTTGTTGTGTCCGCTGATGGTACTGAAATCCAAGTTGACTTTGACTATGTTGCAAAGCATAAACCTCAAGTCGGTGATGAGTACCCAGCAGAAGAAGCCGTAGCAGAAGTTGTGGCTCAAGCAGAACCCGCAGAAGCACTCGCAGAAGAACCCGCAGCACCCGCTGCATAACCAAGGAATAGCATGGCAACGTATGATATTGATGCACTGAAGGAAGATCTTCCAACAGCCAAAGACCTAGCGCAGTTTGTGTACGACAAGACACAGATTGCGTTAGACCTTATTGGCAAGCCAAAAGAAGATCAGTACCAGGTCGCTAAGAACGCCCTTGAGGGCCGCAAAATTCCTTCCGAATATGTAACGGATGTCAATCCCTACATTGACAAAAAGGAATTGATCCCTGAAGACGATCTGGCTCCCATGCCCGAGCGCCCTTCTGATTTGCCTGACATTGATTCGCAAATCCATTACTTTGGTGCAACCAATATGCCCCACCCATCCAACCCACAGTCGGATGAAAAAGTGGCTATTGATTTCCGCAAGTACGACAATGGCACAGTGACGTTTCAGATTGTTGGCCCTGTCTATCAAGTAGCAGTGGGTGAGCGTCTAAACAAGTTTGGTCAGCGTGTGCCCGAGAAGTACACATGGAACGACCCCCGCACAGCAGAAACTTTGATGAAGCGCCCTGATGGCACGTTCACCGAGCGTGGTCGTAAGCTGTTTCAGTATTGCTCTGGCGAAAAAGGTGGTGGCATCTGGAGTCTGATTGACCGTGAACTGACCAGCATCTCGTCTAAGAACATTGTTGATCCGTGGGCGTAATGGAAGATCAGTCTTCCGTCTTCCGACAAAAGCTATCGGCACAAGCAGAGGTTTGCGCCCGTAAGACCCTTGAGTGGCTACAGAAAGATCTTCAAGGAGATCGATCTCTAGCTCCTCAAGATGTCTACTATTTAGCTTCTGCCGCTGACTTGCTTCTTGCTATGCGTGATCTGTATGGCAAAAAGTGAAGCCAGTGACTACATCCTGCCCATCTACAAAGAACGGGCACTCAAACACCTTGTCAAACTAGCTGGTGGCAAAGCAGTCACCAAGCGCATGGATGCCGAACAACTTCAGAAAATGAAAGCGGCAAGAGATGTGCTTGCCAAGGACATGCAGTTCAATACCTTGAAGTGGTTCAGGCCATTCAAGTACCAGCAAGAATTCTTTGAGACTGGAGCTCACTTCAGCCGTAGAGGAATGATTGCTGCCAACCGTGCTGGCAAGACTATTGCATCTACCTATGAAACTGCTTACCACCTGACAGGCATGTACCCTAAAGGCTGGAAAGGCAAGAAGTGGGACAAGCCCATCATTGCCATGTGTTCTGGTGAATCATGGGAACAAGTTGCAAAAACGCTACAGTCCAAATTGCTGGGCTGTGATGACATCAAACAAAGTTACAAGCTGGGCACAGGGTCTATTCCACGGGACAACATTGACGAAAAGTCAATCCGTACTGATGGAGCCAACGTCTTGGCAGTGGAAATCTGGCATTCTTCTGGTGGCAAATCCAAGCTCTACTTCTCCAACTACACACAACAAGTGCGCCATCTGCAAGGTTTTGAACTCGACCTTGTGGTCTTGGACGAGCAACCCCCAGACGAAACGTTCTCAGAATTGGTCATCCGTACTGCTCAACGCAACGGGCAGGTACTGTGTTCTTTCACCCCACTCAAAGGCATGTCAGGACTTGTTCGCAGATTCTGGGACAAGATAGAAGGCTACACCCATGTCCGAGTGACTTGGGATGATGTACCGTTTGAAAACGAATGGGGCGAGAAGTTCTTCAGTCAAGAAGAACGTGACCAGTTAAGCCGAGACTTTATGCCTTGGGAACGGGATTGCCGTATGAAAGGCATCCCATTGGTCGGCAAAGGTGTTGTTTTTCCGCTACTAAAGTGGCCTACATACAAATCTACCGACATTGACCTAAAAAACAATCCCAAGATGGAACGTTTGATCTCGTTTGATTTGGGTATCAAGAACGACCCCACGGTCATCAGCTTCTTTTTTAGGGATCCAGTGGAAGAAACCATTTACTTGCATCGCCAGGTCAAGATTGCCCAAGGTGAAACCCCAGATGAGTATGTACATTACTTAATGGATAAGGAATCCAAGGGCGTTCCGATTGCTTTGCCGCACGATGCCACCCAAGCTGGCAGGTATACTCTGACTGAACAGTCCGTCAGGGAAGTATTTGAGGACAACTATGGCCTGAATTGCATCGCTGGCGCTATATTGAACCCTGTAAACGACCAAGGTAAGGTAACTAACCACAAGTCTTATGGAATCAATATAATGCGGATGGGGATGGAACGTGGAACATTTATGATTAATGAGTCATGCGTGGAGTTCCTAGATGAGGCAAGAAACTATGCTATTGATGATGCTGGAAGATTCAGTGACCCTGATGACCATATCGATAGTGCTCGTATTGGAATTCTTGCGCTTATTCAAGGTCACGGTGAATCGTTAGTGAGTCGAGCAAATACATTCGAATACCGCAGGTTCACTCCTGTTGAAGGCAAGGCGCAAAGGATCTAATATGTTGGACAAACAAAACATCATCGTTGAGTACATTGAAGCACCTGCTGGCAACAAAGGAATCGTATTCCAAGTCGCCCACGAGGTGTACCTCAAGATGGTGGATTACCTTCGCTTAACCCAAGCCAAGAACACGTTCAACCGCCTGTCAGACTACCACTACCTGAACATCGCTGTCAGCAATTCGACAGAGCCAATCCGTGGCATTGACTACATTCACCCCGTGGTGACACCTGGCGTAGATTACGCTACAGCAATCATCACTAAGTGCTTGATGCCAAACGGAAAAGTTAACTTTGAGTTTGAGCGTTTCAGTGAGATGGACGGTGAGCAAGCCGCCCAAGCTACTGAAATGGTCAAGTACATGGTTAATTCCAAGAACGATTCATACGCAATCATTCGGGATTGGGCACAAGATTCTTTGTTGCACAAGAACGGCATTGTGATGATTTCGCCCGTGCGTGAACCTATTACTCAATACAAAGAGGTAGAAGGCACAAAAGATCAGTTGCGTGTGTTTGAAACAATGGCTGCTGAAAAGGGTTTGACCGTCAAGCGCCAAAACATGCGTAGGATTGACGTTGACCTGCAAGGCGTAATGCAGGAAATGATGGCTCCTGACGAGCAAGAACAGGTCCACAACCAGCAAGAAGAGATGGATGAGGCCATCAAAGCCAATACTGTCTACCGTGCCAAGTACAAGATGACTGGATTCTCCACTTCAGTCAAGATCAAGCACGTTGCCCAGCACTATTTTGTCTGCAACCCAACAATTTCAGGCATTCAGGACCAAGATTTCGTGGGTTTTTACGACCCCATGACCATCCATGAGTGCAAATCACAGTTTCCGTATGTAGATATTGAAAAGCTGGCAGAACATGCTGCTTACGGTCCTGCTGGAGCCTACCAAGCTGGTGCTTTGGAAAACGATCTGGCACTTCATGCCCGTGATTCCACCCCAGTGCCTGGTCAAGGTGTGGTTGCCTCTGCTGGCGCTGACCGTTACAGCCGAGTCATCATGCTGACCACCGCATGGATTCGCAAAGATGTGGATGGTGACGGTGAAGAAGAGATCGTTGAATGTTGTTTCTCAGGCTCATACGTTTTGTATGTAAAAGAGGTTGATTTCATTCCTTTGGCGGCAATGTGCCCCAAGCCCATTACAGGGAACTTTTTTGGTTACTCTCTTGCCGAGCGCCTTGTGCCTATGCAGGAATACGCCACCTCGATTGCCCGTGCAGAGATGTCTTTTGCTATGCAATCGTCTACACCCCGTATTGGTGTCAACCCAGAGTTCATCGATGCCGAGGAAATACAGCGTGGTGTGTCAGCCATGTTTGTTCTGGACCGCAAGTTCGACCCAACCAAGCACATCTACGAGTTCTCGCCCATGCAGGGTAACTTGGCGTATGTACAGTCATCTATGGAACGGTTTGAAGCCGACAAGATGGCAATGATTGGCATGACAAGCCCTAACGATGTGCTGAATCCTGAAGTGATGAAGGATGGCAACAGCGGCTTTAAGTTGCAATTGGCTATGGGTCCTAACCAGTTGATCCAAGACGAGATGGTCAAGAACTGTGCGATTGGTTTGCGGGATGCCCTGTACATCGTCTGGAAAACCCTCATCCAGTACGCTGATGATTACAACATTCAACAGTTGGCTGGTGTGTGCGGTAAAGGCAAGCCATTCATGGATGCCATTTCGATGGACAACTACGAGTTCATTGACCGCAAGCTGATCAACATTGACTTGGCTTTGGGTTTCCTGTCAGACGAGAACCGTTTGACCCGCCAACAGCTGATTGGACAAGCCCAGGCTCAGTTCAGCCAGCTGATGATGCAGATTGACCCAAGCGCCCCTGAGTTGTTTGCCAAGATGCGTAGACCATTTGAAGATACCTTGCGAGTTCTGGGTGTCAAGGATGTGGATGCGTATTTGCCAACCATTGAAGAAGCCGCTAAAGTTGCACAGGCTAAATCACAGCAAGGTCCTAGCGCAGAGCAAAAAGAAATTCAGTCCAAGACTGACCTCAATAATGCCAAGGCAAAAGAGTCTGAAACTGTATCTGCATTGAATATGAAGAAGGCTGAGGATATTGACACCGACAATATGTTTGAGGCTTTGGCGGCAAAACGAGGTAAACTTAATGCCGTTGAAATCGATTAAGGATTGCAATGAAAAGCTTGGTATTGAATATACGGGAACACTTTAACAAGCGGACAAAAGCCGCTGATATACATAACGATGCTGATGTAACTCGAAAAACTCTGGTAATTGAAAACGGGGAGTGTGCTTCCCGCCTCATCAAGAATGAGGATTTTGCATTGCTATTCAACCTGTACAGGTTTGATCTGCTGGGTCGGTTAGAGGAGTCTCGCACTGATCCAGAACGTATTGAGAACGCATTTAATGTTGCTGGAGTCCGAGATTTCATTGGCTTCGTTGAGAAGACTGAATATCTGGGAAAAATGGCAAAAAAGTCCATTAACTAACAGAAAAGAGTAAACTATGTCAGACGTAATCACGCAAGTGACCGCCCCTGAGCAAACTGGTATGGCGAATCCCGCCGATGCTATCGCTGCAATGATTGCCGCTAACAAGCGTAACAGTCCGCAACCCGATGGCAGTTCACCACCACCAGCAGGACAAGAGGAAGCGAAAGCCGAATCCCCTGAGGCGGCTCCTGTTGAGGAAGCCGAACCTGAAGATGGTATTGTTAATGAGTCAGAAACTGAAGACTCAGAAAATACTGATGAGGCCACCGATGGTGTAACCGAGCCAGTTAATTTCTTAGAGTTTGCAGAGCAGAATCCTGACATGCTGTGGAGAATTCCCAATAAGGACGCTGAAGGCGGCTTTATCGAGATCCCAGTATCAAAGGCTGCTGCTATTTTGGGTCAGGGCAGTGCTATCCATGAAAATGCTCGTAAGCTTAAAGCCGAACGAGCCGAGTTTGAAGAGCTAACAAGTAAGCGCATTAGTGAACTTGATGGTTTGCAGATAGGGTTGGAGTTAACCATTGTTCCTCAGTTGCAATCAGCGGCAGATGAACTGATTACTCTCCAGCAATATAACCAGCAATGGCAGCAGATCTATCAAAATGCGAGTGATCCAGCCGAGAAGGCGCAAGCAGAGGCGGCTATCCGTCAGAACGCTTCGCTGATCGATGAGAAGTCGCAGTACATTAAGGCGAATCGGCCTAAGGTTGAGAATTTCTTTCAACAACGGTCTGCTTATGTCCAGCAACAACTGGAACAAGCTAGGCAGTCGTTTACAGATAAGGAATTGAGCAACAAGGCAAACTTTACTGAACTTCGTGAGAAGCTTGGTAAAGAATGGAAAGGTGCAACGGGTTCTTATGTGCCTGGTGTCCAGAACATTGATCTGGTATCTGGTGATGAGTATCTGTTGGGGTTGATTCGGGACGGTATGAAGTTCCGAGAAGGACCTAAGGTGCGTAATGTGGGTAGTTCGTTGGCAGCAGCCAGCCGACCAGTCACAAAAGCCAAGACCTCTCCCGAGAATGAAGTTGAGAAGCTCCAAAAACAGGCTAAGTCAGGCGATAAGAATGCGGCACGGGATCTTTTAGCAACCATGCTTGCAGCAAATAAACAACGCAAGCGTTAAACAGGAGTTTTAAATGTCTACTATCACCTCTGCCAACCTTGGCAACGGCAACGGTTCGTACACAACCGACATCGTGGTTAAAGACCTCGATATGACTGTCTCTAACTATGTTAAAGACCGTACCCCTCTGACCAACATGGCAATGAGCAAGAAGCGCAAAGTCAACTCGACTCTGCACATCTGGCCCGTTGACTACTATCGCACCCCAGCCTTGAACGCCAAGCTGGAAGGCGCTGCTGTTGCCGCTTCTCAAGCTGACAACAACACCCGTGCCAACTGCGGTAACTACACACAGATTTTCACCACTGTGATCGGTGCTACTGGCACTGCTCGTGCTGTTGAACAAGCTGGTGGCGATCCACAAGCCTACCAAGAAGTCAAGCAATTGACTGAAATCATGTTTGACGTTGAACTGCAAATGGTTCGTGCTGACGGTGCTTCTATCAAGTACTCTGGTCAGTCTGCCACTCAAGGTGCTTCGCCTAACAACGGTCGTCGCTTTGGTTCGCTGTACTCGTTCGCTGGTACACGTTCTGGCAACCCTACCACTGGTACTGCGGTTCTGAACCTGGCAACTTCTGACGGTAACGACACAACCTCTACCACTAGCACCAACCAACCTTTCAACGGTTTGTTGAGCAACGCTGGTCTGGGTTACTTCTCGTTCTCCAGCGGTCAGACTCTGCAACAGTTCAGCCCTTATACCTATAAGCAGCTGGTTACTACTGCCGAGCAACGTTTCAATGCCAAGATTACCAACATGGTAGTCCCAACATCGATGCGTACTCACATCAGTGACATGATGCCTACTAGCCGTTCGATCAACCGTTTCAACCCTGCTGACAAGGGCGACACGATTGGTACTTACGAGGGTGATTTCAACTACACCTACCAGATCGATGACTCTTGGGTTATGGATCAAACAGGTGCAGACAACACTTCCGTGTTGTTCTTGAACCCTGACGTTATCCAGTGGGGTAGCTTGCGTGAACTCGGTCCTAACAATGAAGTGTTTAGCTCTGCTGACGCATCTTTGGACCAGTACATCATGGAAGGCACATTGATTGTGCGTAACCCAGCTGGTGTGGCTGTTTTGGCTGGTACATCGTCTACTGGTGCTGCTGTGACAACTCCTCGTCCAGCCGCTCAAGTACAGCGTTACCTGAGCTAAGCCCTAGGGCTTTTCTGAAGGGGCTCCTCACGGGGCTCCTTTGGTAAAGCATGGAGTAAAGCAATGGATGATGAAGTAAAGATTGACGAAACCTATTATTCAGGCGGCATCCTTGAAGGCGGCATTGACGGTGTATTCCGTCATAACGACAAGCTGTTCAATGAAGTCAAGTCTGGTACTTGGTCGCAAACATTCAACACCCCCAACATCAACTACAAGGTCGGTGCTGTAGATGGTGTACGGTATGTACAGTACGACCAGAAGAACGTAGAAGTCATTCGTCAAAAATGCAAGGAATTGAGGGAATTCTACAAAGAGCATGGCACTGAAAACCCGTTTTTTGCGGGTACTGCTCACATGATGGAGTTACCTAAGTGTTTTGCACATGAGATCAGTTCCAAGTGGTTTAACAACCGTCCTTGGGAGCTGATTAAGCGGGATAAAGCAGACAAAATTCTGTTTTATGCCATTGTTAACGAGTACTACAGTGATTTTGTTTGTCATCCCACAGGCAAGATCCCTCTGCCCTATAATCCGTCTATACCTACGAAATGAGGATGTTCTATGGCCCTTTTCATCCAATCAGCTAACGCCCTTGTTAGCCGTATCGCACAGTGGGTAGGGGCCATTCCAAGTAGCATCTCCATCAATGCTACCGCTTTCAACTCCGCAACTGGAGTTATCACCTGTTCAGCAAACCCAACATCTGCCGTATTGGTAGGCGACTTTATTGGCCCCAACATGATGGGTCCATTCTCCGCAGTTCTGGCTGTTAGCTCTACAACCATCACCGTAAACGACCCTGATGGCATGTGGGTAGGCATTACTTATCCAGCCACCATCCTGAAGTTGCCATCTGCCTCGTCTTTGGAGATCCAATCCTGCATCCAAATGGCTGAGTTGAAAATGCGTACCATTGAGCTTCCTGCTTTGCGCTCAGATCCGTATGCCACTGTTGCTCCTGCAACCCTGACAACCAATGCCCAAGGCATGGCTCCTATCCCCTCGGATATGTGCTTTCCAATCTTGTTCTTCCAAGAGTCTCCACCGTCTAACCAGCCACCAGGTGCTACTGCTTTGGGTCCTTGGATTGTGTATGACCGTGTGGGTGACCGTGAGATTATCCGTAGGCGCATGATTGACCAACTGTACATCCGACCTTTCGGTGTGCCACGGGTTATTCGTGCTTCGTTTTCTGAAGTTGGTCCAAACTATGTGTTTACGCCCAATCCAGGCGAAAACGTGGTCATCAAAGCCTATTACCAAAAGACTTTCCCATTCTTGTTCAGCACAACAGGCGATGCCTTGAATCCTATTGTGCAAAGTAACGGGGTACTTGCATCTTTTCCTGAAGGCTACTTGTACGGTACTTTGTCGGCTTACTACGACAAGAACAAGAACGTAGAAGAGTCTCAGAAATGGGATGCTCGATTTGACGCAGCTTACGGCTTGATTGAAGATCAAAACTACAAAGGCAAGTGGCGTGGTGGTGATCAGCACCTTACATCTGAATACCAGCCCCGCAACTACAGATATTCGTTCAAATAAGCTAAAAGTATTAAGGAATAGACATGGCTACAAGCGGTCTTTATGGGAATACAGCATCAAGTACAGTAGCCCTGCCTTCTGGTTCAGAATCAACTGGTCTGTACGGCAACAATACTGTATTTGGTGGGACTTACTTTGAGTGGCTGATCTTCCAAGAATCAGCTACTGCGCCAGCAACACCTACTGGCGGTTCTTGGGACTTTGTAACCAACATAGGAACACCTCCTACTGGCTGGCTTAATTCGCCCCCAGTCAACCCTACCTACACGGTTTGGTTGTCGCTTGCTATTGTTAACTCCAAGACTCCAACAACATTGGTCTGGTCAGCACCAGGTCCATTGGTTAAACAGGGTCCTACGGGCCCCACGGGTTCTGCGGGTATCAACGGAGCTACTGGCCCCACGGGTCCGCAGGGTCCACAGGGTTTGACAGGTGGCGCTGGCCCCACGGGTCCACAAGGTGTTACTGGCCCTACTGGTAGCACAGGTTTGACTGGCGCTACCGGACCTACAGGCCCTCAAGGTGTTCAAGGTGTTGGCGGACCTACGGGCCCGACAGGAGCCGCATCTACTGTTGTCGGACCTACGGGGCCCACAGGTAGTCTAGGCCCAACAGGCAATACAGGTAATACAGGCCCCACGGGCCCGACAGGTAGTGTAGGCCCAACAGGTGCTGGTGGCGCTTTGGGTTATTACGGTCTGTTTATCAGTACTGCTAACCAAACAAATGCTGGAACAACTACAGCCAACTTGCTGGCTTTGGATACGTCCGTTAGAACATTTGGCATTACCAACTCATCTGGCACTTTGACGTTTGCCAATACTGGCAAATATCAGATTACTACAGAACTGGCTGCATCCAACTCGTCTGGAGCCAACCCAGTATTCAGGTCGTGGTTGTCTCAGAACGGCACAAACGTGCCTAACAGCTTGCAGGACATTCAGTTGTTGGGTGGTTCTGGCAATGTGTCCATGACCAGCTGTACATGGATTCTTGACATTACTGCTGGCGACACAATCCAAGTCTATTGGTCAAGCACAGCTACAACTGTCAGTTTGGTCTACCAGACTGGTGGCACAAGCCCAACTCGCCCAGCATCTGCCAGTGCGATAGTTGCAGTTGCACAGGTCATGAACAACCAGATTGGCCCAACAGGCCCTACTGGAAGTACTGGCTTGACTGGCCCTACAGGCCCCACAGGTGCTACTGGTGCGGCAAGTACTGTTGCTGGCCCTACAGGTCCGACAGGAGCTACAGGTAGCACCCCTGCTATTGGCGGTTCAACTACCCAGGTTCAGTACAACAACGCTGGTGTGTTTGCTGGTTCTGCCAACCTGACATTTAACGGCACAACATTGACCGCAGCAGGACTTTCTGGTCCTTTGAACGGCAGTGTGGGTGCAACAACACCTTCTTCTGGTGCTTTCACAAGCCTGACAGCATCGTCTGACCCATCGTTTACCTCTACAGGTGCTGTTCAGCTTCCTTCGGGAACAACTGCTCAACAACCAACAGGTGTAGCGGGTAAGTTGCGATTCAACACCACTACAACCCAGTTTGAAGGCTACAACGGCACAACCTGGGCATCTGTGGGTGGTGCGTCAATCAGTAACGACACCAGCACAGCAACAGCGGTTTATCCGTTGTTTGCAGGGGCTACAAGCGGCACTGCGCTGACTGTCTATACCAGCAACGCCAATTACCTTTACACGCCTTCTACGGGCGAATTAAAGGCCAAAGAACTAGTTGCTACAAACGGTATCGTAATTAACAGCGGTACTGTGGGTAGTTCCTACACAATTGCAACTGGTACAAACGGGTTTTCTGTTGGTCCAATCACCATTAACTCAGGAGTTACTGTTACGGTATCTTCTGGTCAACGCTACATTGTCATTTAAGGGGTTGCGATGAGTTCAATCAGCGCAGGAACAACCAGCACCACTGGATTGGTGGCTACATCAGATACCACGGGTACATTGGTATTGCAGACAGGTTCAACACCGACAACGGCATTGACCATTGATACAAGCCAGAACATTGGCGTGGGTGTCACTCCGAGTACTTGGGCATCTGGTTGGAAAACTTTGCAAATTGGGGCGGGTGCTAACTTTATTGGCAGAACTGGTGTTGTAAACCAGTTGCAATTGGTCGCCAACGGTTATTTCAACGGCACAAACTACATATACCAAAACACTGGTGAAGCTACTCAATATTACCAAACAGGTGGACAACACGTTTGGGCTTATTCTGCATCAGGTACGGCAGGTAATGCGATTACCTTTACACAGGCAATGTCATTAGATATTAACGGAAATTTGCTGGTTGGAAAAACTACAAATAACACAGGCGCAAAGCTTTCATCATCAGCTGGCATTGGAACTGAAAACACTGCAACAGGTAGATTCTCAACTGTTGAATATGGTTCTGGAGCAAATGGAACATTTACAACCATCACAGTTGTGATGACTGTAACTGGAAGTCCACCAACTTGCTTGCTGGAAATACAAATGTGCGGTTATGGAAACACATACCTTGATTGGCTTTATGGTAGTTACGGGTTGTCATCTTCATATAGTGAAGTAATGAGAAACAACGCTTCTAGCGGAACTACTGTTGCGGTAACATTTGGAGCTTCAACTCTTACAGCAACTATTACAACCAGCGTAACCCATCCAGTTGTCAAAATAAAAGCAACATCTGGGGGCCTTGCTGCTGGTTTAACAACTTTGCCAACAATTGCATTTGCTTAACAAATCAACTCTTAAAGGCAAACAATGACTATCGTACTTGACGGCACAACGGGGATCACATCCCCCCAAGAAACAATCACTGGAGGCACAGCCAACGGAGTAGCGTACCTGAACGGCTCCAAGGTACTGACTACTGGTACTGGGTTGCAATTTAATGGGGCGAATTTTGGGGTAGGTGTTACTCCAAGTTCTTGGAGTCTTGGTGTTATAGCTGAATTGGGTTATGCAGGTAATGCTTTGTTTAGCGTTGGGGCTCAACAATTCAACATGATGGCTAACGCTTATTACAACGCTGGTTATAAGTATGGCGCAACTGGTTATGCAAGCTATTACCAGCAAAGTACGGGTGTTCACGCTTGGTTTAACGCTCCTTCTGGCACAGCAAACGCTGCCGTTACCTTTACCCAAGCAATGACACTGGATGCCAGTGGTCGTTTGGCTTTAGGTACAACAACCATTCTTGGCTCGTCAAACCGCGCATCGTTTGCAAACGACACATCTGCCAAAGGCGTATTGGCCCTTCAAAGCACATCCACCAGTGGTTACTCTGCTGTTGAACTGTACGACAACTCTGGTTCTCAGCAAGGCGCTATGGGTTGGGGTAACGCTTCTGTTGCTGTGACAGGTGCGGCATCAGCTACTTATTTGTATTCCACAGGCGCAATTACATTTTTGTCTGGAGGTACATCAGAACGTGCCCGTATAGACTCCAGTGGGAATTTGCTGGTGGGGACTACGAGCAGTTCATTTACATCTCGATTTGTTTCAGCAAATACAGATAGGGCTGCGTATTTTCAAACAACTAGCTCAACAAATACACAAGATATTATTAACGTGGCGGGTGTTGGAGGTGCAAACTCTTATAACGCATTACGTTTTTGGTATGGCGCATTGGGTTCAGGAAGTGTTGTTGGTTCTATTTCAATTACATCCACTGCTACCGCCTATAACACTTCATCCGACTACCGCCTCAAAAACATCACAGGCCCAATCACTACATCAGGCGCATACATTGACAGCCTGAACCCCGTAGAAGGCACTTGGAAGGCTGATGGCTCAACCTTTGTGGGTTTGATAGCCCATGAAGTACAGGAAGCCTCACGCACCCCTATAGCAACAGGAACAAAGGACGGGCAAGAGATGCAAGCAATGGATTACTCCAGTGCTGAGATCATTGCCAACCTGATTGCTGAATTAAAATCTGTTCGTAAACGCTTGTCAGCATTGGAGCAAAAATGACCACAACGATTTCCGCAGATAACGGCTCAGTAAGCGGATCGGCTGGCCTGAAGTCGAGTGCAGACTCCTCGGGAATCTTGCAATTCCAGACGGGTGCTAACACTGCTGCTGTAACGATTGATGCAAGCCAGAACGTGGGGTTGGGTGTTACTCCGAGTGCTTGGCTTACATACACTTCATTGCAAGTTAAAGATTCGGCATTTTCTGCTATTAACAACAACCAGCTTGCACTATCACAAAATGGTGTATACACAACTGGTTCAGCTTGGAAATATATTAATAGCAATTACGCAACTCTTTACCAGCAATATGCTGGCACACACGTCTGGTACAACGCTGCTTCTGGCACAGCAGGTAATGCCATCACGTTTACTCAGGCGATGACGTTGGATGCTAGTGGTAATTTGTTGCTTGGCGGCACAAGCAATGCAGCAAGCGCTCGTTTTATATCTGAAAACGCATCTGGTAATCAACTTGGATTGCGTTATACAAGCGTTGCAACTTACTACAACTCTGTTGATTCTTCTGGAAATCTTATCTGGACAAAAGACGGCACAGAACGAATGCGCCTCGACTCCAGTGGGAATTTGCTGGTGGGGAAAACAGCACCTTCTAATACAACCAAAGGCGCAACTATAGGGCAAGACGGTCAATTAAATATTGTATTAACTACTGCTGGTGGTGGTAGCCAATGTATATTTTTAAATAGACAAGATACAACAGGAGACGCAATATTATTCAGACAAGCTAATAATACTGTTGGTTCTATATCAGTTACTGGCTCTACAACTTCTTACAACATTACTTCAGATCAACGATTAAAAGAAAATATCCAAGACGCTGACGATGCGGCCTCATTGGTTGATGCTCTGCAAGTTCGTAAGTTTGATTGGAAAGCAGACAACAATCACCAGCGTTACGGTTTTATTGCTCAAGAACTTGTAACTATCGCACCTGAAGCAGTACATCAACCCGCCAACCCTGATGAAATGATGGCAGTGGACTACTCCAAACTTGTGCCTATGTTGGTCAAGGAAATTCAATCATTACGCAAACGCCTCACGGCACTGGAAGGAAAAGCATGACTACTACCTGGACAATCACACAGACCGACTACCTTGTCGCTGATGGCTTCATCACCACAGCCCATTGGAATGCAACAGCAGTAGACGGTGATTACACTGCTTCTGCCTATTCCACTTGCAGTTTTGCCCCTGCAACACCTTCTATTCCCTACAACAGCGTAACTGAACAAGAAGTGCTGAACTGGTGTTGGTCTAACGGTGTGGACAAGGATGCTACTGAAGCAAGCCTTGCTGCTCAGATTAATTTGCTCAAAAACCCTGTGAGTGCCGCTGGCGTTCCTTGGTAATCAACATAGTATTGGATTGAAATGAAAATAGCTGTTAGTGCCATCTCAAAGAACGAGGCTCAGTTTGTTCATCGTTTTTGCGATTCGGCTAAAGACGCTGATTTGATATGTATTGCAGATACAGGATCTACTGACGATACCGTCAAGCTTGCATTGGAATGTGGCGCTAAAGTCCATGACATTTGCATCAGTCCTTGGCGCTTTGACTTGGCTCGTAATGCGGCCTTGGCATTGCTACCCAAGGATATTGACGTTGTTGTTAGCCTAGACCTTGATGAAGTACTTATGCCTGGATGGCGTGAGGAAATCGAACGGGTTTGGCAGGAAGACACAACTCGCTTGCGATACAAGTTTGATTGGGGATCTGGCATTGCGTTCTATTACGAGAAGATTTTCTCTCGTCATGGGTACAGATTCCATCACCCAGTCCATGAGTATCCCCGTCCTGACGGCAGACTGACAGAAGTCTATGCCCAGACTGACATGCTTTTGGTCAGCCACCACCCCGACCCAACCAAGTCCCGTGGGCAATACATGCCCTTGTTAGACCTTGCTATCCAAGAAGATCCTCACTGCCCTCGCAATCGGTTCTACCACGCACGGGAATTGACCTTTTACAGCCGCTGGGAAGATGCCATAAAAGCCCTAAATGCCTATCTGGCTATGCCACAGGCTACTTGGAATAACGAACGGGCTTATGCCATGCGTTTGTTGGGCAAATCCCATGAGGAACTGGGGCAGGGTTGGGATGCTTTGAAGTGGTATCGCTTGGCAGTAGCTGAAGCACCTAATACCCGTGAGACTTGGGTAGACCTGTCTATGTTCTGTTATCGCAACAGTATGTGGGTTGAGTCCTATTCAGCTGCTAAATCAGCCCTTGCCATTCTTGATAAAGCCCTTGTATATACGATGGATCCTGAGGTTTGGGGTGAAAAGCCTTGGGACTTGGCAAGCATCGCTGCTTGGCATCTGGGCCTGAAGCAAGAAGCTATCGATTTATGCAAAAAGGCTTTAGAATTCAACCCTACAGACACCCGTCTTATTCGTAACTTGGAACAGATGACGGAGCCAACTACGGTGGAATAACATGAGCGACTACCAAAGACTACGCACTCCGTTCCCGTCCATGAGCTTCACACCCGATGTGCCAAGCAACGCACTGGGTCCGAACGAATACAACAATGGATTGAACGTAGAGGCTGATGTCCGTGGCATCAAGAAGATCTATGGTGAGCAAGAAATCCTAAGTACTATTCCGAACTACCCTATCTTCATGGATGGTGGCTTTCGAGGCGAGGCTCAATGGGTCTACATTGTTGCTACACGGGATAGTTCAGATCATGGTCGCTGGTATCTGATTACTTCTGCTGGCATCTCCAATATCACGCCAGGTGTTGGCGGCAACCCTTCAGCTTACCTGACAGGCTACACGGCAGACATTAACATCACCACTTCTTGGGTGGGAAACGTCTTCTTCATCAATGATGGCTTGTCCTCGCCTATGTATTTGCTGTCCACAGCGACAGAAATTTACAAGTACGATGCCGCTCCAGATAACTATGTATGGAACTATGACATAGGCGTATCAGCTACACGGGCTGGCTTTGTCAGGAACTTTTGTTCTCCAAACGTAGGCAACATTTTGATTGCAGGTAACCTGACCAAAGACTACACCTCTTCTGGCTTAACAGTGAACTATCCAACTACCGTTCGCTGGTCACAAGCTTTTGCCAATACAGGTGTACCTGCTACATGGGCTCCTACTTTGTCGAACGTGGCTAACGAGCAGGAAATTCCTGTGCGTGGTCCTATTGTCGATGGCTTCTTCCTTGGTGGTAACTTCTATGTTTGCTCGTACTGGGACACTGTTGTCTTCAGTCCAATTGCTTATCAAAACAGCACAGCACCTATTTTCGGTGTGCGATTATTTAATCAGGGCCGTGGTCTTATTAACAATAACTGCTGGTCTAATACTGATACCAACGTCTATGGTGTGGATAGCCGTGACATCTGGGTATTCAATGGTTCTGACTTTGCTCCGCTAGGCAACCAAAAGGTCAGGGATTACTTTTTCCGCAATCTGTCTCCAACGTATTCTGATCGTATTTTTATGATCAACAATACCCAAAAGAACCAGATTGAGATCTACTATCCTGACCTGACTTCTACTGGTTGGTGCAACAAGATGCTGTCATACCGCTATGACTTGCAGATCTGGAATGCTCCTAAAGACATTGCCAACGCCTGTATGGGCGCAGAAGCTCCTGTATATACGGGTGGTGTGTTCAAGTTTGCCTCTCGTACAGTGACCTACGCTCCTGCTGGCGCATCCAGTAAGCTGATTCAGACCAACATTGGTAACTCGTTTATCAATAGCGCACCTATCCCTGCCTTGTTTGAACGCAACAACATGGTTTTGCAGGGTAGCCAAGGACCTGTTCCTTACTCGTCCAAGGTCTATATCCACCGTGTGCTGCCTGAGATTGCTGGTACAGGAGCAATTGACATCACTGTTGGTGGTGCTAACTCTACTGCCCAGCCAGCCACCTATGGTCAAACAGGCCATGTGAACATCGTGACTGACAACCCTTGGGTCACTACACAGCAAAACAACGTGCGTACAGTGTCTGTCAAGGTGCAATCCAATGACGCTACAGACGCATGGAATCTGACGGCACTTAACTGGCAAGCAACTGTTGTTGAGGATGCGTTCTAATGCCATTCCTTCTTGACGGCAACCCAACATCCGCAGAGGTTTCTGAGGCAGTTAATTACTTGCTCAGTAACTTTGACACCACTTATTCAGCAAACTCTGTAACGGGTGAGATTACAGGTCCTACGGGAACTGTTGTTGGGTACTTGTATAAGTACATGGCGGTCAAGTATGCCGACAGCCAAGACGGCTCTGTCAATTTCAGCAACCTGCCAACCAACCGTTTGTATTACGGTTTGCGTAACTCCAACGATGCTGCCGAATCTTCTAATCCGGTAGATTACGTCTGGCGCAAGGTTACTGGTGGTTTTGGTACATCCAAGTACTTGTGGTACATCTGTACTGGTGGTCGGCACATCCAGTTTGCCGTGGCTACTGCTGCTCCTGATGCTGGTTGGTTGCAAGCTGATGCTGGCTCGATTGACCTTGATGTGGTCACATCGTCTACCACACCAGTTATTGCAGAAAGCTTTTCAGCCTATTTCACCCCTTCGGTGATGCTTGTTCCCCGTTCTGGTAGCCCACTGAATCCAGTGTTCTCCAGTGTGGCTCCTATCATGTATGCCACCGACAAAGGTACTGTTGTGCCTTACAGCGGTGCTACAACTGATACTGGCGTGACATTTACCAACGGAACATGGCGTATTGGTAACTCGTCTACCACAGGCTTTGGAGACATTTCCTACAACGGCATCACGATTGGCAACCCAACAGACGGTGGTGATTACGCTATTTGGCCTAATCCCACAGCTATGCCAACCAGCCCAGCGTACATCACTGTGCCTGTGCGATACAAGAACAGTACTGGGGTTGTAACTCAAGCTGCTGTTGGTGTTTGTCAGCTGGTATACGCAGACCCTGGCGCTCAAGGTCCTGCTGGTCCTACCGTTGATATCTCTGGCTATACAGGGTTTACGCAGAATGCTGGTGGAGCATATACCCCAGCTAACGCTACCCTGTCAGCTATCACCACCAACGTGACCAGCCCTACCTATTCTTGGGCTATCAGTGGTGCAACTCCTAGTTCTGCGACAACTTCTTCTGTTGTTGTCACGCCATTATCAAGCGCCACCAGTGTCAACGTCACATTGACCGTGAACGGGTCTAACCTGACCTCCACGATCAGCAAGACCATTCAGATGCCTGTGGTGTACAACGGTGCTGCTGGTACTGCTGGCTCCAACGGTCAAATGTCGGCATTCCCGACCATCTATATCTGGACCGGATCATCTACGCCTCCTACAAGGCCCTCAACCACTTCAACCTACACTTGGTCTTCAGGATCTTATGTAGCGCCTTCTGGATGGGATACATCAGCTCCTAGCAACACAACGCCTGGGAACTATTTGTGGTCTATTACTATTCCTTTGAATACTGTAGCCACAACCACTACATCCACGCTGGATTGGACCAACACCGCCTACCCAATACGGGCTGTTGCTTACAACGGCACAAACGGAACTAACGGCACACCTGGCACTGCTGGTAGCGCAGGTTCTGCCACATTCTTGGTTACCCGTACAGCCAACGACAGTAGCCCACCATCCAACGCTGAAGTTTCTGCTGTTATTGGCAGGAATCCAGTGGCTGGCGACATTGTTACTGTTAGCTACAACAGCTACAACAACGCTGTTGTTTACCGCTATGTCACTTCTTGGATACTGCAGACCACCTATATCACGGGTAGTTTGATTGTCCAGAACACTATTACTGCTGACAAACTAAGTGTCAACTCACTTAATACAGTAACTGGCACTACAGGTACGCTGTTTGTGAGAGATCCTGGTGGCGGTAGTTCTGGTTCAAGCTACATCCAAGCTGGTACTGCTTACCAAACTGGTACGTCAATGGGTGGTAGTGGCGGCATTTTGTATAGCAACGGTGTCTTTGCTTTAGGTAATTCAACCACAAACGTGTCATTCAACGGGTCGCAAATGACCTTGAACGGCAACATTGTGGCTACTAACAACGTGCTTAGTAACGCAATTACCAATGCTCAATCATTTTCAAGTAACCTGTATCCAACACAAGTTACTAAAAACAACTGGGCAACTTACGGTGTTTACCGTGGTGCTTGGGATGCAGGTTCAAACAGTCCTTATTTGGCTTCTGGGGTTGGAACTACTGATGATTGGTATTACTGTGTTTTAGCTGGTAATACCAACTTGGACGGTATTAACCAATGGTATCCAAGTGATATTGTCTATTTTGATGGCACAAAATGGACTAAGGCATGGCAAGTGGTTGCAACCCTTCCTGCTATGTATTTCGATGGCTCTCCACAAAACGTGCTGCTCAACGGCATGGTTAACGTGCTGGGCACATTTGGCATCACAACAGCTATTCAGGCGGTTGAAATATATTCAGGTGCGGTAGCAACAGGTAATGCTGTATATACAACATCATCAACTGTTTTGCCAATGAGTTTCAACTTTCCATCGATTGGTGCTGGTAATCGGGTATTCCAATTACAGATTAACCAGCGTGGTAATCCAGGCGGTTATTACTACCAATATGGACAGATTACATTTTCTGCTGTGGGGTTCAAGAAATGAACGTATGTTATGTTCAATATGACCCTCAAACAGGTCAGATATTAGGCAGTGGCGGCACTCAGTTATCATCAATTGAGGGTGTTGCTGGGTACATGGTTGTTGATGAATTGATTGATAACACCAAGTACAAGGTTGAAAACAACCTGATAGTGCCATTACCTGCCAAACCTGGTTACTACTATATCTATAATTACACAACTAATCAGTGGGTTTATGACGAACAAGCCAATGCAAACGCTGTCATTGCCCAGAGAAATGAACTGTTATATGCTTCCGATTGGACGCAAATACCCAACAACCCTTTAACCCCTGCTTTGCAACAGCAATGGGCCGTTTACCGACAAGCCTTGCGTGATATTCCTAGTCAGCAAGGATACCCAGCAACCGTTAATTGGCCTACACCGCCTCAAGGATAAATCATGGGAATGCAATCAGCATCTGTTCAGCAACCTTATTCATCTGCCCCGCAAGGCAAAGGACAGGGTTTGCCTAATCCGCAAGCCCAGATGTCGCCTAACCAGCCACCAGAAACCGTCAGAGATCAGATGATGCGGAAGTTTTCTCAAACACCAACTGGTGGAATGGATGCTAATGCGCCTACTCAAGACATGCAGAATCAGTATCCTGCTACCGCTATGGGTGGGCAATTAACAGGCGCTCAAAGCACACCTCAAGACGCTATGGGGCAAGTTCCTCAGGGCAAAGGCCAAGGTGCTATGGGTGCTGTGACGTTCCCAGGCCAGGGTGGACAGCCTAAGATGGGTCAAGCCAATCCCTACCCAAATACTATCAATCCAAGCGATAATACGGGCATGGTTCGGAATCAGCAAATGGGTTCTGGCAAGAGCGGTGGGTCCGCAAAAGGAGCGCAATAATGGGAATGGGTAAATCCTCCGGTTCTTCTCAGGTGCAGATGACACCTGAACAGCAAGAACTTCTCAAAGCACAAACAGGCTTTCTTACTGGCACAGCATTTCCAGCTTACCAAAACACTATTGGTGGAGCGCAAAATGTCTTGAATCAGGTAATGCCAGCCGCTACCAAT